AGATGTAACAACTGATGCAGCTGGTAGTGCCGGCGGTCAAACTATTGATATGCGTGGATACGATACAGTAACATTAGCAATAATGATAAAATCTTACGCATCGCTAGGTAATGGTGCTGGTGATTATGTAGTATTTCAGTTGATGCATGGATTAGCAAGCGCTGCGGGTGTATCAGCATGGAGTCTGGTGCCATTATCACAGATAATTCATAGTGTTGTTGGTGGATATGATTCAGCTGCCAGCACTGGAGAATTTTTGAGTATAGCAAGTGCTAGTGATATTGCTGCAAGCGGTAATAGTGCTACTTACATTGTAGGATACAAGAAAGATAATAAACATAGATATTTGAGATTAAATATCAGTAATGTTGGAGCTGCATCTGCGATGTGGTTGGCTGCAATAGCAGTATTAGGCGAACCAGCTAATTGGCCTGTAAATGAACCGGTTAATACATAATAATTTTAAATCGGACAGTAGATATATTTCTACTGTCCGAAATATAAAAGGAGGAAAAAAATGGCTGGTAGAGATGGAAAATATATGACAAAAGTCGGAATTGAACAAGGTGCGGAAAGAATATTCATAGATGATGACGGTTATTTCAATGTTGATGGCGCTGATGTTACCGGTAATCAATTAAGGAATACATTGTATACAACAATGCAACTATTACGTCCTTCTATGGCCAATACTCAATCTTTGACGGAGAAGAACTTAACGTCAGGTATAGGCGTTGTAATTTTTTCGACAACGTCTAATTGGACAAATATATCGTTTTGGGTTACTTCATGTGTTGCAGGAATGGAAGTATTTCTTATAATGCGACCCGGGAGTGCTACGGGACAAAGTGGTAAAATATGGATATCCGGATCGGGTTGTTCAATAATGAGTCCGCATGGTGCGAATATTTCTGGTTTTTTCATGAGGAATTCCAGTAATAGTCAAGCTATGGTAAGATTACGCTGTTTTGAGGATGATGAATGGTGTGTAATTGAGACAAGAGAAGGATATGCAGAATCATAGGAGGAAATTATGAAGGTTAAAATGCTTAAAACTATACAGGGAAGCCCGAACGGGTATATAATAGAAACTTATTATAAGGATGAAGTATACAATATCCCTGATAAATTATATCAAGCATTTAAAAAATTAAATGTTATTAAAGATTTTGTTGAAATTGATAAGCAAGAGATAAAGCCTAAAAAAGAAGAAAAAAATATTTTGAATTCGCCTATGAATAAAGCGTTAAATAAATCGACTAATAATAAGTCTAAGGATGATATTAATGATAACAGAAAATGATTCCAAAAATGATAATAAAAACTGGATTATTATAACTGAACCTGAATCATATCCCGTAACAGTTGAAGAAATTAAAGAATTCGCTCGTATTGATGGGAATGACGAGGATTCGATATTGGAATCTTTTCTAATCGGAGTTGTAAATGATACTGAGGCGTATCTAAAAAAAGCTCTTATTACCAGACAATATAAAATGATAATGGATGCATGGAATGATAAAGAAATTGAATTACCCATGCCTCCATTAATTTCAGTACAATCAATTAAAAAAATTGATGAGGATGATAATGAGACTGTATATGATTCTGATAATTATTATGTTGTAACCGAAAGTATTCCGGGTAAAATAGTAATTAAGAAAAACTCTCAAAAGCCTTTGAATAGTGAAAGAGAAAGCGGGGGGTATGAAATAATCTTCACGGCCGGATATGGCAGCGAGGCATCAAACGTACCTAAACAAATACGAACTGCAATAATGCAATGGGTTACTATGATCTATGAGAATAGAAGTATGACTGACAGTGAAACATTAAAAAACGAGCCTCCACCAGAGGTAAAAAAAACACTTAAAACTTATAGGATAGCAAGGATATGAGAAGCTATATTGCCGGAAAATTAAAACATAGGATTCATATTATGCGTGCAATTGATACACCTAATGAATTTGGTGGTTTTTCTAGACAATATAAAAAATTAGTTTCGTTATATGCGTGGAAAAAATCTATCGGAAGTTATCTTATGCTTATAAGAGGCGGTAATATTGAGAAATATAATTACAATTCTCCTATAAGTACGGATGAATTTGGAGTAAGATTCTCCAGTGTTATATCAAAATTTCAAAGAACTTTTGATAGTGGATATGAATCTGGAGTCGACAGTCTTGAAAATGGCGGTATGGGCAGAAAGTTTAGTATTGGATATGATAATGGATTTAATAGTCTTACAGATATGTATCCAATCAAATCTGATTATTTTGTTTTTTTACAATCCGGCAATAGTGATGCTTATAGAGGCAGATTATATCGAATTAATAGAATTGTGAGGGATGATAATTTGAAAGAATTTGTAATCCTGCAATGCAGTGAGGATGAAGAGCGAGGGCTAGGAGCTAGCGAATGAAAATTGATATTGATGTTAGAAATGAAGAAGAAATATTAAAATTCATGAAAGCCTTTGGAAGCGAAGGAAGAAAAGCAATTGTTAATGAATTACATAAAATTGCTATTGATGTCAGGAATGATATACTAAAATCTATGAGAAATAGTCCTGGTGGCGGACGAGTATATAAAAGTAAAGGTAAAGTTCATACTGCAAGTTTGCCGGGATTTCCACCTAAAGTAGATACAGGTAACTTATGGAATAGAATAAATGTCGAAAAAGGCTATGATTATGGCGAAGTGTATACAAATAATGTTAAATATGCAGCGTGGTTAGAAAAAGGAACTAAAAAAATGGAAGAAAGACCTTTTTTTGAACCAGCGATTGAAAGAAGTAAATGGAAACGTCGAATTATAAATAGAATAACAGCTGAGAGATTTGCGGGTAGGAGGTTGAAAGGGTGAGATTAGGACAAATTGTATTAAGAATAAGAAGTAAAAAAACTTATTTTGATAATTATGTTGGCGGAACTGCGGAATTAGATTTAGCTATAAGCAATACTTTAAAAAAAGATATGGCATTTGTAATCCCATTGGTTGATGATGCCGGTAAAAATCAGTATGATACATCTATCAATCAAAGAATAATAGAAAGATTTGGCGTTGTTGTTGCATTGGCTAATGATTCAAGTCAAACTGATAAGTTAGGATTTTTATCTTACGATAAATTGCATGAAATAAGAAATGATTTGATTCGAGCATTAGTAGGATGGATGCCAATCGGTGCTGAATGTCAGGTATGTTATCGAGGGGGGAAGCTTATTGATGTTAACAATGCATATCTCTGGTATCAGTTTGAGTTTGAATATGATTCCAGAATTGTAGATGAGGTAACTTCACAAGGTCATGTTACTGGAGATGCAATCATACAAGATAGTTATTTTGATGATACTGAAGAGCCTGTACCTTTTAACACGATATATATGCAATTGATTAATACGCCAGATTCAAGAATACCGTATAAAAATAAGTTTGGCGAGGATGGTGCTATGCCATTCCCTGACGATTTTCCAGATGTTACATTGCCAAATATGGCAAATTGGATAGATTTGACAAAAAATCCGGATGCAGGTGCTTTTTCAAGAGCTTTTGCAACAGGATTTGATTTAGATTTTACATAAAGGAGGAATTATGGAAGGATATAAATTTATTAAACCAAAAAATGAAAAAATTATTATTAGAGACCCGATTAGTAAAATACCTTTGAATGAAAATGGTGAATTAAAACCATGGATTGGAAGAGAAGGTATATATTGGAGAAGGAGAGTTAAAGACGGGAGTTGTATAATAACAGAACAACCTGAAATACCTGAATCTAATAATAATGAATCTAATAATAGAAATAGAAGAGGAGGAAGATAATGATTAGTTTCAATAATATTCCTAATACGACAAGAACGCCGGGTGCTTTTATTGAGATTGATAATAGCAGAGCGATAAAAGGACTGATTAGTAATCCGCACAAAGTGCTTATTCTTGGGCAGAAACATATTACAGAAGGCAATGCAGTGTTGAATACTCTTTATGCAATTAGCCGAGATAATTTAGCTGATGGATATTTTGGAGTTGGGTCTAATTTAGCAAGAATGTGTAATATTTTCAAGGGTAATAATAATATTACAGAAATGTATGCCATGGCGTTATCGGGTGGTACAGTAATTGCAAGTGGTGCTATTTATTTTTCAATTTATCTATCTCATGCGGGTGAAACAGTTAGTACTAATAACGAAGAAGTTCATTTGCTGATTAATGGTAGTAGATTCGATTTAGCATTAACTTCTGGGTGGAGTGTTGGTCAGGTTAATTCAGCAATGAAAGCGTTAATAAATGCTAACAGTAACATTGGTGTAATTGCAGATACAACCGCTGCCAGTGCATTGTTATTAAAATGTATAAATTCTGGTGTTATTGGTAATTATATTAATTTTAGATTTAATTATCTTGAAGGTCAAAGTTTTCCCACATGTTTTGGTGAGAGTGGGGCTAGTGCTGCGTTTTCGGTGATGGCTGGTGGTGTTGGTTCTGTTGATATAACAGATGCATGGACAGTAATTGAGAGTGAACAATTTCAGCATATAATAATTCCATGGATAGATGATACTAATCTTGATGCATTAGAATCCGAATTAGCTGATAGATTCAAGCCACTTGAAGATAAACAGGGGCATGGATATACGGCAATAAGAGCAACACAAGCGGATTGTACAACTGCGGGTAATGCAAGGAATTCCCCTTTCACTACTATAATAGGTGCTTATGATTCGCCAACTGATCCGGCCGAATGGGCTGCAGCATTAGGCGCACAAGCAAGTTATAATCTTAACAATGATCCAGCTAGGCCATTACATACATTGAAATTGAAAGGAGTCCTACCTCCTCCAACAGAAAATAGATTTACACGAGAGGAAAGAGATATCTTACTATATGATGGTATTAGTACTTTTACAGTCGATAGCACGGGTAATGTATTACTTGAACGAGTTATTACAACGTATCAAACTAACGCTCTTGGAATTCCGGACCCAAGTTATTTGGATATTCAAATATTGTTTACGTTAGCTGAAATAAGGTATCAGTATAAAGCCAGAATGATTACTAGATTTATTCAGACGAGACAAAAATTAGCTGATGATTCTTATCCCGTACAAACAGGTATGAATATAGTAAGACCGAAGGATGTCAAGGCTGAGAGTATTAGTCTATTTACCAATTTGAGAGATCAGGGGCTGATTGAAAATCTTAATGATTTTATTGATAATCTTATTGTTGAAAGAAATGAAACTGATGTTAATAGAGTAGATGTATTATTGCCACCTGATTTGATTAATCAATTCAGAATTTTAGCGGGACTAATACAATATATTTTATAAGGAGGTATAATTATGAGCGGAAGAATAACCGGAAGAATAGAAGTGCTGGTAAACAATGCAATGCTTTTGAATAAGGCCGGTGCTGTTGCGTCTGGGTTAGGATTAAGCGGAGAACCTAATTTTGAATTAAAGCCCGTTAATGGTGATACAGGCTTGCATGGGTTTGTTGAAGAACCTATCAATGCAATGCTGGAAGTAACAAT